GTATTATACCTCGTATGTTAGAGATTAAAAAACAAGTATCAGAAGCTATGGAAGTACTTAAAGGCACGTTTGCTGTATGGGCTTTTAATAATAAAACTAATAAAACTTATTTAGCCAGAAGCGCTAGTACTCTATTTGCAAATCCAATATCTGGATGTTTTTCATCTACCGAATTTCAAGGTAGTGAATCTTTAAACGAGGGTATTGTATATGAAATACAGGATTACAAATGTATAGTACCTGCTGGTAGATTTAAGCATAAGTCTCCATACTTTGTATTCTAAGTATAGGGTATGCCTGCAAAGAAAACACCTGAAAGAAATACTGCTATAGACTATATCAATAGGGATATAGTCAATGTAAAAGAAGACCTTGCTAATATAAGCAAGATTGTTCGGGACGGTAACGGTCATCCTAGTTTAATGCAACAGGTTGCGACTATTAATAATGATATAATGCATTTAAGAGCTGAAATGGATAGTCGTTTTAATGAAACCCGAGACTTAATGGAAGTGTATCACAGTGAGACATACACTGCAGTGAACAAATGTGAAGCAAAACATCAAAAACAACAAGGTTTGCATTGGCATATGCAAACAGCTATTTGGGTTGCGTTAATAAGTAGTGTTACAGATTTATTGATTCATTTTTTCGGTAAATAGTAGTAGATTTATTTTTATAAACCTTTATACTGTAAGCACTATATGAAAGGCTTACAGCTAAACACAGAAGAAAAACAACTCCTAGTAGAATCACTATTGTTTACTGCAAGTTGTGATATATGCTCCGATCACACCCCTGTGCACCGTAAACGCATGCTTGAACTAGCAGAAAGAATTAACGATAAAAATATGAAACTATATAATATTTTCATATATGAAACAGGTATTAGTGACGATTTTACTATAGAAGAAATTAATAACAAAATACCTAATATACCTCGTCAAACAGTTATTAAGGACTAATGAACATCTATATTGGTTTCTGTTCTACTGCTACTTCTTACTTAAACCTTAAAGAAAGAAGCAAGTTTACTATTACTAATAGTAAAAATTTAAATAGTGCGTTTACATTAAACGGTGTATATAACAACACATCAGCTATTTCTAAAATATATAATTCTTATATTGATACATATAAAGACGAAGATTGTACACTTTTGTTAACTCACGATGATGTGGTTATCACTGATAAAAACTGGGCAACCAAACTAAAAAAAGCATTAGAGGTTTATGATGTTGTAGGTTTAGCAGGTGGTAGTAATGCAGCTTTAAGAGAACCCGCACTATGGCATTTAATGTGTCCTAAAAACACACATAGAGGTAGTGTTCAACATGTTGATTCAACCGGTACCGTGCTTAACACTAATTTCGGAACGTCTGGTAGAGTACTCATTTTAGACGGCTTGTTTTTAGCATTCAACCCTAAGAAAATCTCTNAAGCAGGTGTACGCTTTGATGAAACATGTCCAGCTAAATTTCATTTTTACGATATTGACTTTAGCTTACAATGCAACAAAGCCAAATTAAAGCTTGGCACAGCAGAAATTGAAGTTGTACATTCTTCACCAGGATTAAAGTCTTTTACAGATGAATGGCTTGCAGGTCAAAAATGGTTTTTAGACAAAGCAAATACTGGAAAATATTAAAATACATTTTATAATACTATTATGATTATTAAAGACCAAACTATCTATAACGGCGATTTTATTCACAAGCGTTTTGCTTATAAATATTTTAGAGATAAGACTCTAGCTGTGGGTAATATTGTTAGTTATGTAGCCCCTGTAGAAGTTACATTAAATCTTATTGACTTAGAAGATTCATTAGAAAAAGACTATATCTATAGTGATTCTATGATTAACTTTTGCTGGGAAATACCTAACTTAGACCCATTTGGTGCGGTTTGTTTTCAGCGCTTATTTAATACAGCAATTGCTAATATTTTACACACTTATATTAAGAAGCCTATTGAAATGAAAGGTGATGACTTAATTGTACACGGAGAATTTACTCAAGGCGGTATTGTTCAGCAAAAAGGTAAAGCTTCAGTCAGTATTACATACTCTAAGGATAATGTAGCTATTGGACATACCGGTATTAATATTACAGCTGGTAAACAAGCCCCTGCTTTTGCATATAGTACTAACCTTTCACCTGTAGATGCAGAGAAGTTCCAGTTACAAGTACATCAACAATTCTATCAAATGGTAGATAACATATTTGTTGCTACTGCTAAAGTTATTGTTTAATGTTTACACACATAAACAGAATCCTTTACAAAACAAAGGATACTGATATAACTAACATCAACGAGGATAAGGAATTTCAACCGTTCCTTATCCAACGTTGGTGTACTATGCACTCTACCTCTATAGCTCATATCATTAATGAGACTACTAATAGGTATTGGATCACTATGGAAACCAATAAAGATTGGTTTGTTGCTTTAGATACTATTATACCTGCTTGCAAATTTAAGCGTATTAGTTATATTAAGAAAACTAAAAAAGAAGCTAAGAAGGATGTAAAGACAATTCAAAATATTGCAAATAACCTTGAAATTTCAAGTAGAGAGGTAAGTCAATACATAGAACAATTTAATATAAAATTACCAAATGAAGAAAAATCTACAACATAAAATTGAAAGAGGCTTAAAACAAAGCGGTCTCTCTCGGGATGAACAAAATAAAGCTCTTGAAGCTAATGAAAATGTAGAGACAGACAATACAAAAGGTATGGTAAGACTTGAGAACTATCTCGGGTCAGATCTAAACTTAGTTGACTGGAAATTAACATCAGTTTTAGATGATATTATGATGTGTCAATTTGCTGATTGTAATGAAGATAATACAGCTATTATGAGAGAGGGTATTTTTGTACCTTCCAACGTAGTACAATCTGCATGGCGTGTGGCTAAGGTAATCTTAGCTGGTCCTCGTTGTAAAACCAAAGAAGGAGAGTACGTGATCTTTCCAAGTAACTTTGGATTAAAGTGTGCTAAAATGAATGGTTTAAAAAACATCGTATTTCTCAACGAAGAGCGTATTTTTGGTAGGGCAGCTCCCGCTAAGTAATATGGATGTCACCAGGCACATTAGAACAAATACTAAACACCCACGCTGTTGAGCTAAGATTCAATAGACGTAGACCACTACCCGGAGATCCAATAAGAAGAATGCTTGCTACAAACGATACCAATCTACTTAACAGTACACCGGGTCGTTTGGCACTTAATTTTCATGGTGCTCCAGGTAGATTGAAGTTNAGCCCTGAACAAAAAGGATTGGTAATGACCTGGGATATTTTTATGCAAGATTTTAGGTTAATACCAGCTGAAGCTGTGGAAGTAATAAGTGTAATCAAAACCACACCACCAGATGAATTCTGGGATTATTTTAATAAAGTGCTTTCAAAGATGTCGTCTGCACAAAAAGTAGATTTCATGCATAAATGACCGATAAAATAGACAGTCTAATTAAACCACTTCTACAAAAAGAAGTATCATTTTGCTTTAAACATAAAGCGTATAAAAGCGGTAAATTGTTATTGTATAAATTATCCGGTAATTACCTGTCTTTTATTGTGGTTAACGAGAAAAAAAGAGAAACGTTTGAAGTGCCCTTTCCGTATTCTGTAGAAAGCAACGGAAATAAAGTACAATTTGATTATAGATTGGAAACACTTGCAGAAAATGATTTTGATTTGTTGATAGCTCTTAAAGGAGTAACAAAAGTCAAAAATAGTCGGTTTTATGATAGTGTTTTAACTATTTCTAGCTTGTAATTTATAAAAGTTACAGTATACTCTATCTTTTAATTTAATGAAGATAGAAAAACCAATTTTAAGTTATTTTCCTGAAAACCGCGAACCTAGAGAGCATCAAATTACCGGGTTACAGCAGATAGAGGAAGCTATAAATAGTGGTTTTAAGTACATTATAGTACAAGCACCTACAGGTTCTGGTAAGTCTTTTTTTAGTAAGACACTTGCTAATACCACTAATAAAGCAGAGGCTGAATATGCCAAATTAATTGAATCTTATCAAGCTTACGATAAAGATTTTGAAGGCGCATTTAATAGGTTTGCACCGCATGGTATGTTTGCTTTAACAACCACTAAAGCTTTACAAGATCAGTATGGGGAATTGTTTGATGATAGTACTGTTTTTAAAGGTAAGTCTAATTACCAATGTGAAGTAGATGGAGATTTTACTGTTGATCATGCACCATGTGTAATTTCACCTAATCTTAAGAAGAAGTGTTGGGGTGATTGTATTTGCCCATACTATGAAACAAGAAATACCGCGTTAATTGAAAAGTTTACTGTACTTAATTACGCTTCTTTTTTTAATTTACCTGATTATCTTAAAAAACGTCAAATTATTGTATGTGATGAAGCTTCAGAAGTAGAAGATGAAATAGTTAAAAACTTTTCAGCATACATTAACTATAGACAGTTTGATTATCTTGGAGTTTCTATAGATAAACTTACATCAGAAACACCGAAAAAAGTGTTAGGGTGGTTATCTGATGTCTGTACTGCATTAGAGAGTGCAATTAGTGAATTTTCTGATAGACCTCGTTACGAAAAACATAAAGCAGAGCTAGTAAAACAGCAACAACGTAAAGAACTGTATGAAGCTGTCATACACACAGTCAATCATTGGGAAGACGCACAATATGTGGTTGAAAAAGATGCAGAAAAAGTACTAATTACACCACTAAAAATTGACAAGCTAGCTCATTGCTTGTTTGATTATGCTGAAGTAGTAGTACTGATGAGTGCAACAATTGTAGACCGTGACATTTTTGCAAGAAACTTAGGTATTACTAGTTACAAGTACATTGAATTACAATCAACTTTTGACACAAAAAAGAGTCCTATTATTGCAGGTAGCAAGTACCCTTTAAGTTATAAGACTAAAGAAACTAATTTGCCTAAAATTATTGAAGAGTCTGTAAAAATAGCTAATCATCACAAAGATGAAAAAGGAATTATACACACTCATTCTTTTGAAATAACACAGGCTTTACAAAATAAGCTAAATGGTAAGAGGTTTCTGTATAGAGAAGAAGGTTCTACTAATGAAACTATAATAAAAGAGCATAATTTACGTACAGATTCAACAGTTTTGGTAAGTCCTTCATTAACTATGGGGTTAGATCTTAAAGGAGACCTAGGAAAATGGCAAATTATCATAAAATTACCATATCCATCCCTAGCAAATAAGCGTATCAAAATGCTTTCTGAGAGAGACCCAGATTGGTACCGTATGAAAATGTTTATCTCTTTAATTCAAGCTGCTGGGCGTTGTACGAGAACTAAAGAAGATGAAAGTGTTACGTACATTCTTGACGGATTAGCTAAAAAAGCCATTACAGAGAACAGAAACATATTACCAAAACACTTTTTAGATAGACTTATGTAAGTATAGCTATGGAGCTGTACAATTACCACTGGGAGATCAAGGATTTATTAGCACAATTCTTGCAAGCCTTTGACGGAGCTATAGTTAGACGCTATGATAATATGCGTAATCCAGGAGCTGCTGTTGCAGTTCGGTATGTTTATTCTCCAAAACAAAGAGCTCTAAACGATTTAGTCAATAAAGCTCAGACAATAACGATTCCCGCGGTAGCTTTTAGCATAGGTTCAATATCTCGTGATGTTAATAGAGTCTTTAATAAACTAGAAAGTTACTATTATAACCTTAATTCTACCGATTCTGCTAGTGTTAAAGCTATGCAACCGGTGCCTGTTAATATTACTGTTAATATCAGCATTTTAACACGTTTTCAGACAGATATGGATCAAATTCTTAGTAATTTCGTTCCGTGGAGTGATCCTTATTTTATAATTTCTTGGACAAATGAAGCTTTACCTGGTCAAGAAATAAGAACAGAAATACTTTGGGATGGTAGCCTAAAAATGGGGTATCCGATTGATTTAAATAATAATCAACCCACACAAGTAACCTGTGATACTACATTTACAATAAAAGGCTGGTTGTTTAAGTCCATACAAAACCCAGTTGGTAGAATATTTAAGATTGATAGTAATTTTTATGCTACAGACAATATACCACAAGATGATTCGCAATATAGTTCTATAGCTAATATTTTAAATGAACTGAATGGCACTCCTTACAACGAAACAGTAACTGTTTCAGCCCGCCCGTTTATTAATTTTACTGACCGCTGGATTACACCTATACAGCTTTCAGGTACAGCAACATTATTAGGTAATGAGTTTAGTTATACTAATGCTGTTTATTTAAGCGCTACAGTACCAAATGCATTTATTGGTACAAATAATACTGTTACTTTAACTGCATTTTCACAAACCCCGTCTCTATCTGCTTTATACCCTAATTTACCTAATTTAATACCTGCTTTAAATTATCAAATAGTTAATAACAATAAACTAATCGTAACGTATCAAGGCCCGAGCCTTAGTGCAGGTGACACATATATGGATGTTGTGGTGGTAAATCCTGCAGGATATTCAATACTATCAAAAGATACATATCAAGCTAATTCACCTGTACAAATGCCATATGCACATAAAGGCATACAAATTGTTGTTATTAATCCAGAGGAACTAAACTGGACTGAGTCTACATTTACTTGGAACGATAACACCTATACCTGGTTAACAGTGTAAATAATATAGTTAAACATGGCTAACATTACACCCATTTATAATACAGATACTCTTAGTAATAGTTTAGTTACTATTAATACTAATTTCACGAGTTTAAATAATGCTGTTGCACTAATAAGCTCTCAATTTGCAATAGCAGTTAGTGGGTTTTCTGGTTATAGTGGTATAATACCAATTTTACCTACTGACTTAGTAAAAAATAGTAATGAAACTATTAACACTAATTTTAACAGTGTTAATTACGCTATTAATCAACTAAGTGCTATAGCTGATACTTTTGGGGAATCTGGGTTTTCGGGTTACTCTGGTATTAATGGGGTAGTCGGTTCTAATGGTGCTTCCGGTTATTCGGGCTATTCTGGTACTAACGGTATAATTGGTTCAAATGGTGCTTCAGGATATTCTGGCTTTACAGGTATTTCTGGTTATTCAGGATTTACAGGTATTTCTGGTTACTCCGGTAAAAGTGGCTACTCAGGCTATTCCGGTTTAGGCTACTCAGGATACAGCGGATATTCAAGTTACAGTGGTTACTCTGGCCTTACTGGTGCATCTGGCTATACAGGTATTAGCGGCTATACAGGGGTTTCTGGTTACAGTGGTGTTTCTGGTTACACAGGTGTTTCAGGTTATTCCGGTTATACTGGTATTTCTGGCTATACAGGTATTAGCGGTTTTTCTGGTTATACAGGTATTTCAGGTTACACAGGTATTTCAGGTTACACAGGTATTTCAGGCTATAGTGGTTTTAGCGGTTATTCTGGTGTTTCTGGTTATAGTGGTTATACAGGTATTTCAGGTTACACAGGTGTTTCAGGTTATACAGGTATTAGCGGTTTTTCAGGGTTTTCCGGTCTCAATGCAATCGCTACAGGTGCAACATTAAGCGGCGCTTTAGTACTAGGCACCACTGGTTACGGTCTTATATCGGCTACTAATTCATTATCATTGCAAGTCTCTGCAATAAACGGTAATATAATTTTAACACCCGGACCGTTAGGGGTAATCAGTGTTGGTACATTGTCTGCTACAGGCGGTATATATGCTGGTAGTACTCTGGGTACTGCAGGCTATGTATTAGCTACGACGGGTACCGGGGTACAATGGGTATCTGCAGGTGGTGGCGGCGCTGGTACCTCAGGATATTCAGGCTACTCTGGTATTAGCGGCTACTCAGGATACACCGGTGTATCAGGTTATACGGGTATTAGCGGCTACTCAGGATACACCGGTGTATCAGGTTATACGGGTATTAGCGGGTATTCGGGCTACACAGGCATCTCAGGTTATACAGGTATTTCTGGTTATACAGGCATCTCAGGTTATAGTGGTTTTTCAGGAGCAAGTGCGCTAGCAAGTGCTACAGTAAGTGGTTCATTGACTGTAGGTACCACTGGAGTTGGTTATATTTCAGCTGCTAATGCTTTAAGTATTTCAGTATCTGCTGTAAACGGCAATATTAACATCACACCTGGTATTAGTGGTTTTGTAAGTATTACAACCTTATCNGCTAATGCGATTTCAGCTTCTAGTATTACTCTAAACAACTTATCAATTAATCCTCAGAGAACTAATTTTTATTGGAACAGTATAGTAAACGGTAGCCCTACTACAGTTGGCGGTTCACTCAGCGGTAGTAACACTAGCTTTATTAGTAACAACTACGGAGTACAGTTAACCCCAGCTACTAACAGTTACGGTGGGTTTGTTGTATGGAATATACCTCAAATAAACTACACAACAGATTTTACCGTACAAACCAGTTTTACAAGTTTTGGTGGCACCGGTGCAGATGGTCCGTACGTATTAATAGGTAGTGCATTAAGCGCTTTACCGTTTGGTAACCCTAATCTTTCTNNATTTGTTGGTTTAAGNGCGGTGGGCTTACAAGTACACTTTTATAGTGCTGCAGAACAGTTTGAAGCAAGTTGGAACGGCAACACAAATACGTTAAATATACCGTTTAATCCTACAGGGCAAACCAGTAGTTCTGGTAGTGTAACAGTATACAACTCCAGTGCATCTACGGTGAGTGCATCCACATTCTATACATTAAAGTTAGAGTTTAGAACAATAGGCAGTAGCCGTTATATGGATTTTTACTTAAATAATAACCTACAAGGTAGCTTTAACATAACAGGTCTTAACTTTGGCGGTACATATTGCGCAGTCGGTGCTTATACAGGTGGTTCTACTTCAAACAACTATTGTAGAAGTTTCCGTATAGATCAGTAATATGATGTATGATAATAGGAAATATTAGTACAGGTAATACGGTTTTTTACGATGTCACCCCAGTACCTACATTAGCAGGTAGCTTATTATTTACAGGGGGCAGTACTAGCCACGGTGGTTCATATTTAAGTCTCAGTCCAGGTATATCTATAGCTGGTGGTGCCTACACTATTGAAGGCTGGTTTCAATTACCTAATTTTACTAACGCTTACGGTATAATGGGTGCTAATGCTGTATGGGGTTTGAGTTTATTTGTTACTAATTCTACCACCATAACCACAGATAGTTATGGCGGTCACGGGCAGTTTTCATATACAGTTCCTACGATGAGTGTAAACAAGTGGTATTATTTTGCTTTAACAAGAAATAGTAGTAATCAAGAAACGCTATTTCTTGGAAGTACGCCAGGTCTTTCTGCAGCTAGAAGTTCATCTGGTGTGCAAACAAATACTATAAATTACTATACGTCATCAAACCCCACTAACGATATTGGAACATATTACGGACAAGAATGGCCGGGTTATATGACTAATTTGAGAGTTGTAGTCGGTTCAAATGTTTATGACCCAACACAAACAAGTATTACAGCACCGAACGCCCCATTAACCGCTATAACTAATACTCAATATTTAATGTTAGGTAATGCAGTAACAACTGATAGTAGCGGAATACAAACAGTAACAAGTCACGGTACAATAACTCAATCATCAACAAAGCCGTTCTAATATGTATATAAACAATCTTACAGCTATAAATGAAACCTTTATTGAATACACACCTGCATATTCCGGTACAGATGCTATATTAAGTGCATTAATTAATGCTGCAAGTATATCTGCTTATAATGCAGCAGCAATAGGTACCTGGGTAACTGTTACAAGCGCTGATTATTTTAGTGTTATAAACAATGTTACAGGTGCAACAACTTCTGGTATGCTGGCACGAGAGTTATCTTCCACCTATAATAATGCGTTTGCAGCTAACTATGCTACCATTACGAACACCGTTTACTCTTCTGCAGCAGGCGGTACATACTTTATTGCATTTGCTGCAAGACCGGCTGGTACTAACGCTACTGTTTGGCCATTATATTCATATACCTGGGAAGGTACGTATTATAGTATATTAAGTGCACAAGGTAATGGTAGTAACACTACAACTAATACATACTGGGTAAACAAGAAACCTACAATAAATCTTTCAGCTACTGGGTATGTAGCTGTAGGTATGAACACAAATGCAAGTTGGTATAATAATAATACTGATCCAGATTATGCAGCTGCATATAGTGCTCCGGCTAATCAGCATATTGTCACCCCTCCAGGTAGTGCGTACTGGACCGGGCCATGGACAACTTACACAGGTGCGTATCCGTACTTCCAAATAGTAGGTACAACAACAAAGCAGTGGTAATTTAACAAATCCAGTATATAATAACAGTTAACAGTGTAAATAATATATAATGGCACAGAATCAACAGAACTATTTTCAGAAGTCGTTTAATAATTTCGTAAACAAATTACCTTATAACGGCAACTCCACCGTAATTGATAATATTTCTGAAATTAATCCAAAATTCCAGACATTTTGGAAAATAGGTAGTACTCAACAAGAAAGAAACTTAAGACAAGCTGTATCGGTTGTACAAGATCCTAAAGATCCTGCAAGCAATCTAAACGGTATTATTGTAGATAAAGGCTATCACGATTATCTATACGCTTTAATTGATACAGACAAAGCTAAGAGGGTTGCGGATTACCGTATTATGGCTTCTTATGCTGAAATTAGCCACGCATTAGATGAAATTTGTGATGAAGCTTTAGTTAAAGATGACAAAGGTCATTATGCTGTATTACAT